AGTTCTTTTCTAACTGAAGTTTATGTCCCGGGAATCCACGCTGAGTTCGCAACTCAGGGCAGTGAGTAGGTGAAACTCCTATAGGGACGCCATTTAAGGCATTCATGCGAAAGCTGATGTAAGTCCAATCTAATTTGGTTGACAGCAGAGCGATTTGGTGTTATAATATACACATACTGAAACAAAAGGAGTTTGATATGACAGAACGAAGCGCAATGTTCCTAGTGATTACAGGTCTTGTTATGGCTATGGCGGGTGCAGGTGGTGTTGAGAACTCCATTCAAACAGTAGATCTCTTACAGTCAATAGCGGTTGCGATCGCTGGTTTGGCTGTGATGGGCTGTGGTGTTTTGGCTATCAAAGTATCACAAAACGGTTGACATCAAAGACTTTTGGTGTTATAATTGAAACATGCTGAGAAATTGGCATATAGGCAAAAACTTTCTTAACTTTAAAAGGCAATAAAATGACTGACAAATTGTACACTGTAGCAGGTACTTCTACTCTCAATGGCGAGACCAAAGCTCGCTTCGCTAACGATACTATGCGTATCAAGGTCCTGGCTAAAAACGGCCATACCGACATCATGCTCGTTGAGCTCCCAAAGGAAATGACTAAGGTTGAGGCTGCTCAATTCATTAGTGGTCTCCCTGAGTTTGCGGGTGCGGTAGAGCAAGAAGCCATTGGCGAATACTTGGGCAAGCACACACCTAAGGCCAAGGTTGTAGTCAAGAAGGCTGTTAAGGCTGCTGTAGTTACCAAGCCCGCAAAGGCTCCTAAGGTTACAGCACCAACAGTTGACGAAGACGCACCGTTCTAAGTGTAATAATAATAGGGGTTGACAACAGCCCCTATTGGTGTTATAATTTAGACATAACTTGATAAGGAGCGAACCATGATCAACTTCATCGTAGGAACTATATTCGGTATCACTGTGGCCACTATCGGCTTCACGGGTGTGGCCAATGTGCTTGACAAAGGCGTCAGCGCCACGAAAGAAGCAGTCGTAACGGTAGCCAAGTAAATAGGACAGGGGCCGTTAGCTCATTTGGTTAGAGCAGAGGACTCATAATCCTTTGGTGGAGTGTTCGAATCACTCACGGCCCACCAGATCGCGACTGTGGTGAAATAGGTAGACACAAGAGACTTAAAATCTCTCGCCCCAAAGGCATGCCGGTTCGATTCCGGCCAGTCGCACCAATCTGCCCGTAGCTCAACTGGATAGAGCAACAGCCTTCTAAGCTGTAGGTCGGGGGTTCGAGTCCCTCCGGGCAGGCCAAATTCGTTGTAAAAATACAACAAACTTTTGGTTGACATCTAGTCTAAAAGACAGTATAATATACACATACACACAGCAAATAGGAGCGAACTATGAAACTGCTAATCACTACACAATACATGGAAAACTACGGTGCCCACGATTGGGACGGAGAGGGCGAGTGCCCGCAGTATTGGAAGTTCAAAGGCGGCCAGGACTACTTCCTGATGATCGATGGCTTCAACCCTAATCACGAGTTTGCGGACAAGCGCCTGCAGATGATCGTAGACAGCATCCGCGGTCAGATCGAATGGGACGATGTTGGTAGCCGTCAGTATATCGTAGGCTACGACATTGTGGCCGATGACTACCTCACTGAGTATGAACAGAGCCAGTTGGAATACGACGGCACTATCACCTACCCAACAAAGATGCTGGAGATGCCTGTATGAAGATCACTAACCTAACACCCGAGCAGGTGGACATGCTCAACTTCATGTGGTATGAGCTAGAGTCCTACGAAGAATTCGAACAATGGATGGAGAGCCTCAGCGGCGCCGAGCGCAAGGATGCCGAACTCCTACAGCGTCTGATCATAATGGAAAGCATGGAAGAGCACATCGAAGAGATGAAGAATTTCCCTGATGCCCGTAGGGTTTTGGTTGACATTATGAGCAAGTGATAGTATAATTAAGACTTAAACAACACATTGGAGCGAACCATGCGTACAGTATTTCTTAACACAGAAGAGTCCCCAAACAAATGGGCATCAGCACAAGATGCTCAACGCCGTAACACCAACAACAAAAGCCGCTATCCACAGAGCATCCAAAATCAAGTTACTCGTATGCTGATGATCATGGACATGGTCTATGCGGCAAAGGATGTCTACGAAGCCTACGGAAAAACGGGTGTGACCGTTAAGGTTGATCGTTGTGTAGTTAGGGATCGTAAGAACCTCAGAGCATTAGAAGCAGAGTGGGCCCTCAAAGGCTTTGTGAAAAAAGTTACCAAACAAGGCGTAAATTATCGGTTGACAGCCTGAGCATTTGGCTGTATAATTAAGACTTACACACACTAACAAGGAGCGAACTATGTTATCAATCAAAGAAGTTAACTCAGCTATCATGTTGCAGACCTGGACGGACATCGAGCTCCGTAGCATGATCGATGCTGTCAAATGGAACCGTAGCCGTCTAGCAGAGCGCACCAAAGCAGGCATCTGCGTAGGTGACAATGTAGAGTTCACCAGCTCAAAGACAGGACGCTTGACCCGTGGCTTTGTCACTAAGAAGGCCATCAAATACATCACAGTTGATACGGGCATGGGCCTGTGGAGAGTGCCTGCTAACATGCTCTCAAAGGTTGAATCGGACCCTATGGACGACTTCAATTATGTGGGCTCAAAGCATCATTATTGACCCTTGAAGCCCTAGGGTCTATGGTTGACACTAGGGCTGTTTGACTGTATAATAAAGACTTAAACAACACATAGGAGCGAAACTTATGATTACAGCAGAAATGATCCGTGCAGGTAAAACCCTAGCAGAGCAAGCAGGCCGCGCAGAGTACGCCAAATGGGGCGGGGATGGTGGTGCTTGTGGCTTTGCTTGGGTAGACGTCTACGTGGACCGTACCAACAGCAAGCAGGCCAAAGAGCTGATTGCCGCAGGCTTCCGCAAGGACTACAAACCCAAATGCCTCAGCATGTGGGATCCAGCAGGATTGCCTGTACAGAACGTGGACATCAAAGAAGCGGGTGCATACGCCTACGCTAACTATTTGACTGCCCTGGGCTTGAAGGCCTACGCAGGAAGTCGTTTGGACTAACAGTAAATAAATGGGCGTTGACAACAGCGCCCATTTGTAGTATAATAGAGACTTATTAACACACAGGAGCGTGTATGACTAAAGGGTACAGAGTTTTGAGTTTAGAGACTGCATCAGACAAAGGCACTACTAAGAGCCTAGAACAAGTGGCTGTTGAGAAGAACTTGACAGAAACAGACGACGAGATTATGACTCGTTTGGCTGAACGCTTTGACATCTTAGAAGACATGACACGTGCCGTAAAGAAGGGTGATGTTCGTGCTATGATCGTCACAGGCCCTCCGGGTGTGGGCAAGAGCTTTGGCGTGGAAAAAGTACTAAGCAAGCATGATGTGTTCGCAGACATTGCAGACGATCAGAAGCTGAAGAAGTATGAGATCGTCAAGGGTGCGATGTCAGCAATTGGCTTGTACAGCAAGCTCTACGAGTTCAGTGACAAGAAGTCAATCCTAGTGTTCGATGACTGCGACTCAGTACTGTTAGATGACCTTAGCTTGAACATTCTCAAAGCCGCATTAGACAGCTCAAAGAAGCGTACTATCCATTGGAACACGGACAGTCGCTTGTTGCGTAGCGAAGGTGTGCCCAACTCATTCGAGTTCAAAGGCGGTGCTATCTTTATTACCAACATCAAGTTCGATCACGTTAAGAGCAAGAAGCTTAAGGATCACTTGGAAGCACTAGAGTCACGCTGTCACTATCTGGACTTGACTATTGACACTACACGTGAGAAGCTGTTGCGTATACGACAAGTAGTCAGAGACTGTGGCATGCTGGACGACTACGATCTTAGCGATGAAGCTAAGGTAGAAGTAGTGGACTTTATTAATGCCAACGCACATCGTATGCGTGAGCTGAGCCTGCGTATGGTGCTGAAGATAGCAGACCTACGTGCTAGCATGCCGCGTAACTGGGCCCGTGTAGCAGAGCTCAGCTGTATGCGTAGCGGACGCTAACGTTAGCTGTAGACTTTAGCCTACCCGGAGGGGCGCTGTGTTGTGCTCCGGGGGGATCCTCTAAGCCCTAAGTCCGATTCGCTCCCGGCAGCTTAGAGGATTTTTTTTAGGTCGAGGGGTGAGAAAATAAAAAAATAATTTCTTGAGGGGTGAGGGGTATATAAATCCTTTTTTGTTGCAACGCTACAACAGCGTAGTCCCCAGTGGTTAGAAATCACCAGGCCACCGAAAAAATACCCGTATATTTAAATTTTTGCGCGAATCCTCGCACAAACTCTCTAGGACCCATTCGGGCTAGCATATATACTATACACATGATACACTCTATTCTGCCTCGACTCATATCCTCTATTGTTAGCCTAGTGCAAGCCAGCACCTTAAGGGACCGCTACTACACAGCTCTTAATCGTATAGAAATTCTCGAAACAGCCATAGAAGATATTGGCCGTATAAATAATCACGGTGCAAAGGACCCTCTTATCAAGGGCATAACTGACAGGATTCGCTAGCATGAACGACTTATACAATATAAGCATTACACACCCTACCAATGGGCTAGAGTATCACTACGATCCAGACCACGATTGTTTTTACCGTAGATCGCATGATTACGACACAGCCAATCGTGTATGGATGTCCAAGTATGGATGGATCATATGGTGCATTATACTTGCCGCTGTAACATTTTTTATATGTGTACAAACGGACCCCGAGCTTAAACTGTGGCTGCAAGGCCTACCTGCTGTATAAAGAGCCATGGGGCCACTGTTTCTGTGAAATGAAATTTTTGCGCGAAATTTTTCGATAATCACGCTAGACCCATTCGGTATAGTTAAATACTTGTTACTACAAGGAGCGAAGGTATGCAAGCATTAGAACGTGTTGAACTTGAAGTTACAGAAGAAGAACTAGCTGAATTAAAAGGCTGTTCTGCAGATATGGTAGGCGAGTATGTTATAGATCGTATACACGACTATTGCGACAGTTTAGATAGTCTAAATCTAAATCCTGAGATCCTTATGGCCGCACTACTACAGGTCTACTGTGATAGAGCCTGCGACTACGGTGATCGAGCCGCTTATACAGAACAGTTGGAGTTTGCTCTAGAAGACGAGTGGGAAGAGCACAGCATACACTGATATAAAGACTTTTTAAATATAGAAATAGGTGCGTAGATTATGCACCTATTTTTTTGCGTTTTACCGCTCCGCGGCTTCGCCGCTACGGACTCTGGGGCCTTAGATACCCGACGAATCACTGTTATAGAAATAGTAGCCAGTGCCGTCATTGCTAAATGCACCGCCTGCATAACTCCATTGTAGTGCCTGTCCGCCCGCTCCACCGTTGTTACCAGTTATGTATCTAATGGGATAATAGACTCCTGCTGTTAGCAAAATATTGCGGCTGTAGCTATAACTCTGTCCTCGTAGTCCGGGCTGTGCAACAATGGCATTTGAGGTAGTATAGCCCGATGCGGCAGTGGAGCCAAACCATAGATAGCCCGCATCATCTGAGCTTATGCCAAATCTATATACGCCTGTATTGGCAGGTAAAAAGTAACCTGCATAGTAATAACTGGTTGTAGTAGCTGCCAGTGTTGAGTTGATGTTACTGGTAGCACCTGTGGCGGTTGGCGCTGTAAAGAAGTTGACGTCTTCATTCCAATAGCCAGTTTGTGTATACATGTAAAGTCCAGCTACTGGATATATAGTTCCTCTAACAACAATGGCATCAATTTGAAAAGTGTCCGAAGCTGTAGTGCCAAGATCAATTCTAATGCCAGTAATAGTGTTGGCTGTCCAATCAGTTCCGCCCGCAGTTAACGATCTCATGTCTACTGTTATCCACTGAAATTGGCCGCCATACGTTGGTTCAGTCATCTGAGCATAATATGATGCGCTTTCACCGTGGCCACCAGTGGTATAAAATATCTTGCCATCCCAACCTGAGCCCGCAGTTCTTAACAGTCTAATCTGTACATAGGGATATTGACTACCGCTAAAACTAACAGTACGTCTTATGATAGGATCTATGCTAGTTGATGTAACTATAAGATATGTAGCACCATTAGTCAGTGTTGCTCCGGCGGCAGTCCACGAATCTGTAGTATTTGTAAAATCATAATAGAAAGGCGCTGCCGCTGTAGTTACTGCGCCACTTCCTACTATGGCAAAATTATTTCTATGCCAAAGGGCGGGTCTCATTAGGCAAATCCTGTTACTAGACTAGCGTAGTAGCTAGTACCTATATAGCTAATGGTCAGCATGTCTATAGCATTGTTGGCTGTACTTAATGTCTTAAATCCACCGGCAAACTTCATAGTACTGGTTAGGGTGAATGGTCCACCGCTGGCTGGCTGTGTAATAATCAAGGTTATTGACTGCCCGCTTTGTGGACTTGCTAGTGCATTGAGTGTAATACTACCTGTTAGGGTAATGGTCTGTACGTTACCGTTGGCAGCATTTGGAGTAATAGTACCAGTAGTTGCTCCACTAGCATATATTGTATCACGGTTATCTGTAGAAGTTAACGTGGTAAACACACCAGTACTTGGAGTAGTAGCTCCCACTGTTCCGTTATGTGCCCCGCTGGTTGCTCCTGTAAAACTTGTAGCTGATAATGCACCTGCTCCACTTAAAGTCATTGCTACGGTTGTTCCGCCATACCATAAGAACTGTTGAGCAGTGGTTGCTACACTGCTCCACATTGTACCACTTTCAATGCCAATAGCATAGTCAACTGCGGCAGAGCCTAAATTTGGATACAATACAATTTTTGTACCAACACTGCGAGTAGTAAATGCAGGAGACGCAACACCGCTGGCTACAAAGTCAATACGGCTGTTAGTAGCATTACTTAGATATATAGATCCACCACCGTCTGCTGTAGTAGATTGAAAAGTTGTTGTAAATCTGTTACTGGCACTGATAGTAGTAAATGCACCAGTTGCCGCAGTGGTAGCACCTATACTCATGTTGTTGATAGTACCAGCTGTAGTTGGGTTTAATGTGATAGTACCACTTGGGCTAAAGCTCACACTGGTACTTGCTGACAGGGTAGTAAATGCACCAGTTGATGCTGTTGTACTTCCAATAGCACCGGGACTAACTAAACTTAGTGCGCCACCTAGAGTCAAGTTACCACTGCTAGTCACTGTACCCGATAAGGTAATACCACTGACTGTACCTGTACCGCCTACTGAAGTTACTGTACCGCCAGTAGCACCTGTAACTGCGGCCCACGCAAGTCCACCAGCTGTGGTATACTGTAAATATGTGGCATTTACTGATGGTGCCGCAACAAATCCAGTTGCACCTGCACCTGTTTGAACAAGAATTTGTCTTAGAGCTCCACCGGCTATGTTAGTAGCTGTTGTTGCATTGGCAACTGTGGTCCAGGTAAACGCACTACCAGTCCATGATAAGAATGTATTAGTTCCACTTGCGGCGGTGACAAACGCACTAGTATCTGCGCCAGTTTGATAGTGAAGTTGATTGGCTACCCCGCCTGCTAGGTTAGTTGCTTTAGTGGCACTTCCTGCAAGAGTTGCGCTACCTGCGGTTAATCCGCTAGCTGTACCTGAAAAGTTTGTGCCGTCAAATGTTGGGGCCGCACCGTTGTTTACGTTTTGATCAAGTGTACGACTAGCACCCGTAATAGTCAGTGTTCGAGTACCGTTATTAACACCAGTACCGCCGTATGTTGGACTAATAATATCAGCATTCCATGTACCAGTTGCAATAGTACCTACTGTTGTTATACTTGATGATCCTGCTAGAGGACTTGCACCAAGTGTATTATAACTAATGGTAAACGGAGCCGATCCGTTAAATGCTGTGCCGGTTGCGGCTCCAGTTCCACTATTATCAAATGTTATAATACTGTTAGTAGTACCAGCTGACGAACCAATAGGAATTTTAACCCATTTGGTACCGTCATAAATTACGTTATCGCCTATAGCAAATGTCGTGTTGCCTAGGCCAAAGTTGACTGTTCCTGCGGCTGTACAAACAAATTCATATCCGTTGGTGTTGTAAGCACTGGATGTATTGTTCAATGTTGGAGTATTTGTTGCCGCGGACCAACCACCCTGGAACACAATTGCACCAGTAATGTTGGCAGCAATCTGGCCGCTTCCGTTAATTTGAATAGTAACACCGTCAACTTTAACACCGCCTAATTGATTAGTAGTTGCTACAGCTAGTCGAATCGCACTGTCTAACATGTAAAGTCCGGAAACAGCAGAGCCTAAAACTTTAACACCACCAAGTTGTGTATTTGTAGCTGTTGCTAATCCTATGGTCCCACTAGAGTTAGTAATGCCACTAGTAGCAACTGCGGGAACGATAACACCACCAAGAGCACTGGTAGTTGCTGCCGGTAGCGTATATAGTTGTGCTCCACTAATTACTCCAGTTGAGGAATTAATAGTAATAGTAGTACCGTCTACCTTAACTCCGCCTTTAGTACCACCCGCGCCAGTACCTGCAGTTGGTAATACATAGGTGTTTGCACCACTGATAACACCAGTTGTAGGATTAATTGTAATAGTTGTACCGTCAGGTCTAACACCACCTATTACACTGGTAGTTGCTATTGGTAGTGTATATTGATTGCTTCCACGTATAACTCCATTAGCGTCAATAGTGATACTAGTTCCGTCAACTTTAACGCCACCTTTAACTGTAGTCGATGCTGTGGGTAACGAATAAATTGGTATTGCACTAATTGCCGAATTTACATCTACTGTAAGGGCATAGGGCGATAGGTCTGTTTTTTTAGCATACGATGCTAATGCTGTGGTTAAATTTGTCGCTAAGTTTGCGCTGGTAATAGCATTAGTTTGAACATAGTCCTGCGTGGCAAATTTAAAGCCACCCGGAGTTACACCGTCCATCAATCGAACAGTTTTATTAGTTACATCGTTAACTATATCACCGTTGGAATAACTTAATCTGTCTAGATCAACAGCATCATAGCCCGGTAATCTTATATGTTTGCTCATGGGTTTACATCCTTGCGTTAATGTATTTATCAACCCAGAACTCGTTGGGTCTAGTCTTTATAGACTAGTATTTATTGGTTATTCTGTACCGTCACCACCTAAGTTATTTAAGAATTGTCGCAGTTTAGTTGAATCAGTTTGTGCCCTAATTTTGGGCAACGGAGCACCCATTTGTGGATCTGCAATTTCACCAGTTTCTGCATCTACTGCGGCGGGTGCGGTATTTTGACGTTTGATGTTGTCTAGAATAGCACTGGACTTAGGACGGTAATCTCCATCACTTTGACCATCTTCTCCAGCATCTGTAATGCGAAGTGTGTCTACATCAAACTCTAGATCAATCTTCATGCCAACACCACTACTACTACGAGTTTTCATCAGTTGAATCTGATACTTGCCACGCTCACGCATAGCTCTACTGGTAAAAATACCAAACACGTTATCCGCAGTTTGAATCTTACTCAATCCACCAGAGATATGACTGTGATCAAACTCAACTTCTTCTACAGCACCACGATTCAACTGTGCGGCCGTGACGCATACCACATTCTTTTCCATGGCCAAATTACGCAATTCTTCTGACACAAACTTGTCTTTGATAAACAAGTTTTCTGCTGAAATCTTCTTTGAGATAGGCATTAGCAAGTCCAAATAGTCTACTAATAGTATGTCTATCTTCTTGCCTGTTTTGATTTCAAACTCTTTCATGTAACTTCGAATGTCGTTAACAGTCTTGCCCGAGGGCATGTATTTTACCTGATATGCGCCGGCTTTCTTGCCAATCATGCGAACCTTCATATCTAGATTATCTATGTCTTTAAATATCTCTTTTGTTGAGATTCCGGTGGTCATACTATCAATACGCATAGACACCAATGGTTCTGACAGTTCTAGAGTCAGATAGATAACATTCAAGCCTCCTAGTGCAAAATTCACGCCTAGATTGGCCAAAAACAGCGATTTTCCAGCTCCAGAACCGCCTGCAAAAATATTTAATTCTCCGCGATTAAATCCGCCGAACAGCCGCTTATCTACAGTATCCCAACCTGTCTTAACCTGTCCATTTTTATCTTTAAGCCCCATTAGACGTGCTTTAGGATCAGCCCAATAGTCAGTGCCCATATCTTTTTGTAGGCCAATCTGCACGGCTTTTTTGATCAAATCTTCAACAGGACCATAGTCACCTTTTTCCAACATGTCTGCTGATTCAAGGATGGCTCGTTCAAGTCCCTTGTGCTTGACAAAGGTTTCGAACTCTGCAAGTAGCCAATCCATGTGTTCATCTTTGAGCATACCCGGATCCTTAAGATCCACATGAGTTGCCGCATTTACCATGTCAAACGTTGGTATGGCATTGTGTTCAGTTACATAGTTGTTTAGGAACTCTGCAGGTCCTTGTAGTTTGCGATCAAACAGTGAATAATCAAAAATACTTTGACAGCGTACAAATGTTGCCGCATCTGCCATCATCATTTCCAAGTATAACTTTTGGATATCGTAACCGTAATCTGTGTTTTGTCTTGTTGTCATATTAATCTGTAAACCAATGTTTCATTCGCAATCTAATCTTTAGTTCCATAGACTCTGCTGCCTGCATAATCAAGTAAGCAGTCCAAAGTTCTCCGTGTTTTCGCAAGGCATCATTTGAATCTTTAACGCCATCTGCCCAGTCTGGCATACTAACTGACCAACCTAGTTCTATAGCACGTTCTACTGTTCTTGCGCCATCTGCATCACGGTCTGGTACAACAATAACTCGCTTGCCCAGACGATTGATCAGCATGGCCTGCTTTTCCATAATGTCTGCGCCCAGTATAGCTACACCGCCTATACTTAATGCATCTAACGGTCCTTCTGCTACTAATACTACTGGACTATCTGTATTTTGTGCATCTAAATTAAACACATAGCCTGGAGTTTGTTCACTGAGATACTTAGGCTTACCATCTGTTATCTTACGTCCTGTATAGCCTACAATGCGTCCTTCATAACGGAAGGGTATGATTAATCTATCAGGTAATTCTGGGCTCCACATCCAGTCGCCTCTAATGTCAAAGCCTCGAGTTAATATATAGTCTGCTACACCAATAACTTCTTCGGGATTCGACATTAGTGCTTGCTCAAGCGTTTGGCAATCTTTTGGTAGTTCTTTATCAGGTAGTGTAGGAAGGCTAACTGCTTCTAGTGTTTTTTGATCGCTTTCTACCTTAAGTGCTTCTAAACTTATTTTGATAATAGCATCATCTGGTGCGCCACACCATTCTAAGAACTGTTTCATCTTGCGAGTAAGATGACGTCCATTTACATAACTTGCTTTGAATCCACAGTTGAAGCAGTGATAACTTACACCGTCGCCATTTCTAATAATACCGCCACGCTGACGTGTATCTGGAGTGTTGCCATTATGGGGACAGCAGACTGCGTTAAACTTAGTCCACCCACTTGGGGTGTTTTTGCGTTTTGCCGGGAGGTACGAATAGATTGCGTCAACTATACTCATGTATAGCTATTTTAGTTTCTTATGATGATTTTGTCAAGATTTCCGGTAAGAGTGTGAAAGGGCTGAACGGGCTCAATATACTTCATATATTTGAATCGAACATAGTTATACTCACCGGATACTACAACTGCATCAGTTACCGGATTCCATGTTGTAGCATTGATAGCCACAGTATCTACAAGTGTCCATTTTACATCGCCTGCATTGCTTTTGTTAGCAGTAGCATAGATCAAGACGTTACCATTAAATCCTGTGTTAGGATAGATTTCACAGGTAATAGAACGTGTAGGAGCATCTTGATAATCTTCATTTATTCTAGTGCCAAACTGTCCAATTTCACTGAAGTATGCGTTAGCATCAAACTCATAGTTGAATACTTTGAGAACATCTGTAAAGTCCGGAGCTTCATTATATCCATCCAAAAGATCACAGGTGGCAAGTAGACCAAACTGACTGTCTGCATATAGGGGATAGTCTACGGCATTCTTAGTCATTTTTGCAACTACACCTAGCTGTTGAGGATCTATCTTGGCAATCATGTCTGCAGGTATAACTACGGACATTGTACCTACTAGATAGTTTCCGCTCATATCTTGAGCCATTGTACCTTCTACTTCAAATAGTTTTTTACGATCGTAATCAAGAAACATGGCAGTAATAGTTGCTCCTCCAACATCTTGACGGCGTTGGTCTGAATTTCTAATTTCAAACTCTAGGGTATTATCAATACCTTTGTATAACTTAATTGTTCTTGTGTACACTTGTCTAAACTCCGTGGTAAATCCCGCCATATCTGTTGTGACTGTGATCCGATTTGGTACTAAATAAAATTGAATTTTTTGCATTGGACTATTTTTCACTTATGAAGGTCATACAGTATTTATGGTAAAACTTACGGAAGAAATCAGAGAAAACTTCCCTTTTATATCGGTTGTACACTACGGCGGTATTGAATATGTTGGTGTAGTAATCAATCAAGATCAATATGTAACCAGCATCTATAACTACGAAGAATTACGAACAGAAGCTGATCGTAAAACCTTTTTAGAATTAGGTGAAGTATGGTGGTGGGAATCAAATCGCACCATACCTATTAGCATATTCCTAAAACAAGAAATGGAAACATTTCGCTATAGTATTATGACTATGAATACTAAAGATGTTACTGTGGTATTTGGGCCAACTGTTAACCTGCATAATATGAGCATCAAGCGTGTAAAACGCAAGATGATACAGCTAGTCCGTCCTAAGCGTTAACTAAACTCGTAGCTAATGCCTTCGCAAATTAAATTCATCTGCACAACAATAGCCACAGCATAGGCCACAGCGTGAGCCTTCTTAAAGTAGTATTCATCATCCTCGGGCATCGTCCAGATCGTCTCCATAATCGTCGTCCAACTCTCCCCAATCAAGTGTCTCTTGGCTGGCCTGATCATAGCCAAAACGGCCGCTAGTTGGAGTACACTCTTCGGCTTCGTCTGCCGTAATATGGCGCCATGACCGTTGACGTGAAATAGTAAACTGCTGAAATCGTCCTGCTCTAAAAGGTCCCATAATGGTTCAGTCTCCATTAGTTGTTTTAAATGTTCTTCGCTTCGAACACCTTCATAAACACCCACGTTTAGAAAGTCTATTTTAAAGTAACCTCTATCTTCTGCTGTTTTATAATCTATGGTTGATAAGTTATTACGTTCGTCCTTGGGAATACTAGTAACATAAATGCCTGTATTGTGTGCCTTAACTTGCCCATTATCTAATCTACTGGCTACTGTATGATCAAATAACTCAAGTGCTCGAGTTCTGTCACTAAAGTCAATATCGATATCAGGCATCTTTTCCGTCCCATGTGGCTATCTTTTTCCATTGCAATTTGCCGTCTGTTGTGTACGGCACATAAACTTCACCGGTCTCTTTATCTGCTAACATCCACTTGCCAGGACATTTGGTTTTAATTGTCAGCGTCTTGGCTTTTTTTAATTCTTCTGCTGTTGTTCCATCTAGGAGTTTTCTCATAATGATCCTTCATCTACTACCTGTTTAACTAGATTTAAATCTGCAGGATATGTTCTAAAACGTTTAGACCAAAAGTCGGGATTCATTATTTCAAAAATAATATTTAACTGCTCATCATTAAATTTGCCTAACATACTTCGTCCGCTTTCACAGTTTAAAACTATCCACGGACTAATCTTACCATCCTTAATATCGTATACTGATCTATTTAAGCTAACATATTTAAAGTAATGATTCCACTGACTCTTATTGTTATCTGCCCAATCCATCATAGTAGCAATGCTACGTTGTAGGGCAACTTCAGCAGGTTCTTTTTTAATTAGGTCTAGCACATATTGATAATACAGATCTTCTCTACACCAATGATCAAGTTTAATGCCACTAGTTACTACAAAGTCAATATATCGATCCAAGTATAGGGGATTGACATTGTGCAGGAAACTGCCAAACTTTACAAATGCATTATAGTATTGACTCTTGGCAAATTCTTCATAGGTTTTCGTAGTTTTTGCCTTCTGACTTAGCTGAAAAAATCTAATGTAAGTTTGATAGCCTAATTGAACATGTTTTTCAGATTTGGCCATATGACGTCTTTTTTGCTCGCACATATGCACAGCCAAAGTAGATTCCTTAACATAGGCACTGTTACAATATTGACATACATACGGTTTTTCTACGGCACTCAACTTAAATTTTATTCCCTTGTGTTGTTTTTCAAATACAGTTAAATTCATAAGATCTTTTTAATTTCTGCATCACTCATTCCAAGATCTCTAGCTAACTCTTTAGCCTCGGCAGTGCTCATGAGTGTTGCTTGTAATTCTAATTCGTCGTCTTTCATATGCGGATAAACTGATTCTAAAAACTTGTATATCTTGCCGTCGCCGGATTTCTTTTTGTGTCCAATCCATTCATGAAAATAAACTTTTCTTTCGTCATTGCCGCACATGGCTAACAAGTACCATAACAGTTTAGGATGTTTACTTAGACTAAAATAGTGCTTGTTGAAGTATTCATTTGTTTTGAAAACTGCTAGTTCTTGTACATCTCTATTGCTAGTTTTAACAGAACTAGCATATCTGTTCAATAAGAAAAAACTCACCTGTTTGCGTTGTTCTTCATCAAGGTCGTTCCACAGATCCCTAGCACCCATATCAATGGCACCAGTTAAATCTTTAATTGCTATTTTATCACTCATAATGGATTATCTTTGCTAAGTCGATATATCATTATAGCACGATCCAATGCCTTTTGTAAAGTGATATTGGTCTTTGCTTCTCGCCGAATTTCACCCCACAGTTTACTATCCATTATATGATCGTGTAACGGACGACCGTCTTGAGTACGCGGATCAAAATTAGGTTGGGTGGGATCGTAGTTCCATCCTATTGCTTGCCTTGTACTTGGATCAGTACCAAACTCTCGAGCATAGGTCACTCCGTTTGACCGTTCATAAATGTACTTTGCACCAGGTTTAAGACTGCCCATATTATAATAACTTATAGTGATCAATAATTTCGCTTTGGCGACTAATATCTTTACAGAAAAATGCACACATGGGTTTTTCACCTTCGTGTAACGGTACACTGAGTAATTGATTATTTTTCATTTTAGGAAAATACCATTTGACATCATTGTAGACATTTACAATTTCAATGTTTGCATATCCATGTCTAAATGCACTTATAGGATTAAAAAGAAATGCCTCAAATCCTCTATCATTTAAACTAGTCAGCGGTAACACTTCAACTTCACTACCACATTCACTATCACCTACTGCAATGCTCCAATCAACCGGCATAGTAATTTCATGTCCGCCTATATTCAAGACCATTGCCGGACTGTTAAAACTTTCTAAAAAGATTAAAGGTATAAAAAAGAAGTCAGGATTTTGTGGATCACTATTATCTAGTACGCTAAAACGTATATCGTCTTCTAATTCATCGGGCATTTTAGACAGATCAAATGTCTTGTCGTCTAGTGTTAAAATCATCATATTATTATTATTTTCCTTATTGTTGTTCTTTTGGAACTAGTATAGCATCAAATGCCATAACAGTCCTATGCCCAATTCCTTTCCACGGATAGACAGTATGCGGTAAGTGGCTTGGAAATACTACAACAGTTCCCGGAGTAGGTGTATATTTCCAAACATCATTCATTATAAATTTACTAATATCTTTAGTTTGCGGTAGCCTAAATAATATTTGACTGTCGCTTGGATTGCTACCTTCTTCTAACTCAGGTGCGCTAATATACATATTTCCGCTCAAGTGTCCGCCTGGATGTGTATGCATTTCCTGGTAATCGCCTTCGTATTGTCTAATGGTCCAAATACTAACAACCTTAGGTTTACAATATTTTAATTCTTCGGTTCCGGATTGACTGGTTATAATTTCTAAATATCCTTGACAAATGGTTTCTAACCAAGAGACTAACCAGTCAACATTTAAATCTATTTGATTGGGATAGACTTGTATTTGTTGACCGCCACGTATACTGATCAACGGATTGTTTGCATCATTTAAGTCAGGACGACCGTGTAATGATTCTGCTAGACTATATATTTTACTAAATTCAACAGCCGGTATCTGATCAATAGCTAATATAGTTGGTTGAAAATAGGCTACTTTTAATGACATTTATTTTTCCTTATTATTGCCACGTTACTTTTTCTAAAGTAAACGGATATTTTGCTTCTTTATAAAACTTTTTGCGTTCGGTAAGATGACGCTTGGCATACTTGCAAGAACTTGTTAGGTCCCAGATCTGTACGAAGTCCTTGTCTTCTGCTTTTCTAATACCTCGCCCAATCGATTGTATAACCCGGACAAAGCTCTTTCCGGGCTCCAAAAGAACCAGATTAAAAATACGGGGGATATTAAGACCCACAGCGGCCACACCGTAAGTCGCCACAATAACCTTATTAGTACTAGTTTTAATTTCATCATATTCTTCTTTACGTTCAGTTAATTTAACATCTCCACTGACAAATACTGCATCCGGAATATGATCAATGATAAACTTACCAGACTCAATTCTATTGACTAAAATTAAGGTATTGCCGCTTTCTTTAATATTCTTACACAGATTAGAAATGTATGTCATTCTGTCACTGTCAGTTACTAGATACTTTAGTTCATCTTGGTAACTTCGAAATTCTTGTACGTCTACCATCTGCACAACGTTCACATGACACTGACTTAGCACACCTTTTTCTTGTAGTGCGTGTGCTGAAATTCTATTGATAACAGGACCAATTGTGGCCAAAATGCTTTGAAATTCGATGTCTGCTTTAGGCACTGTACCTGTAAGTCCCCAACGAATCGGTGCATTGGCAAAGTTCATTGACAGTAGTTTTTTTAGTACTTCTGCCTTGGCTTGGTGTACCTCATCAATGATAACACAGACTACGCCATCAATAAACTCTGCCAGAGTAAGTGCGTCATTTTCTGCACCTTTTTTCTCTAAAATGTTCAAACTTTGCCATGTGCAAATAGTATGTGTTCGACCAATTTCTTTTCTATCGCCAAAGTAAACACCAACATCTAAACCAACGTTGACATAGTCTTCTTCAGTTTGCACCACTAGACTTTTGTTAGGCACAATGACCAATGTTCGACCATAAGGTTCGCATAATTTACTCAATGTTGCAGTAATAATAGTCTTACCTGCACCAGTTGCTAGCTCTTGCAATCCTTGTGGATGTTCCATGAATCCATTGACTGCCGCCAACTGATAATCTCTCAATACAATCGGTTGACCTTCAATAGGATGTCCCTTAGGCCATACTTTGCCTTGATCTGCCCAATAATTTTCTGTGATCTTTTCAAACTCAAATTTGTGATTTTCTCTTAAATCTTCAACTTCAGCAACATCTACACCACACTCATCAAGGATGGGTAATATAACGTCTAAATGATTGAGATATCCGTTGCCACCAAGGCCAAAGAAGGTAGTTGTACCATCCCACCGACCAAGTTTATACTGAGGCATGTGTCTTGCATATGGCAATTCAAATTTTAACTTGTTAGAGATTTTACGCCTAACCTCAACACTTAGGCCTTCAATTTTTATATTGACTTCATCTCTGATGATTATTTTACAACTGGGCAATTTGTCTTGCTCCCTTAATTTTATTATTTCTTACTACGATTGAATTGTTATAATAATACACAGTAGACATGTCGTCTAAAAATGCTGATGTTTTTCCAAAATCGTGATTGCTTAACATTATAGCAGTATTAGGATGCCAGTCTGCTTTTAGCAAAGGTTTGGGTATTTTATTTTTTGCAATAAAAACTACCTTGGTATCTGGTCCTATATAATTATTTAAGTGGTTATCCTTGACCATTTGGTTAAACTCGTTGTAATTTTTTTGTCCATTATCAATTCTAAAAAACACAGTAATCTCACTGTTGGCAATTTTACCGGACAATGCTGAAAAAATACTGGTAACTTGCTCTAATGCTTTATGGTCATCATCAACTAATACTAAAATTGGCCATTGATCAAGATTTTCAATAACTTCAATTAGTGTAGAAACTGGATACAGTTCGGGACTAATTCTAAATCTTGTTGACGAATTAACTAGTATATTTTTTGTCAATTCGTTAGGTGCATTTTTTCCAATTTTTTCGAGAATTTTTGAGTTTTTATGGTAGATACCACATTTTTTCAATTTGTCAATATAGCTGAGAAAGTTACTTTTTACATTTTCAGGAATTTTTGTCTCAACATAGTCAACACAATGTTTGTTGGCATTTCGTATGACCACTTGGTCATCCTCTAAATCCACGTATGGGACGAATTTTTCAGGATTTTCTTGGATTTTTTCAATTTCTTTGAAAATCGTTAACAGTTGGGGTTCAATGACAAAGTCACTGTCTTGAAATTCTGAAACGATCACAGAAATATTAATTTCGTTCATTGGAAATTCTTTTACTGTTCCGTGTTCGGTTATTGTGCCTACTAATTTTTCCTGAATTTTTGGCCATTTTTCCTGAAATGACTTGGCTCTAACACCTTTTACTGAAATTACTTTTTTATTTTCATCATCGGTTGATATAAAAATCATTTGTGAGCGATCAATTTCTCTTAGAGGCAATCTCAACGCCTTTGTAACTAAAAGCGTGTTTACGTCAATGTTGTTTTTTTCTAAATTTGACTGGTATTTTTTGATTTTTTTCAAAGATAGCTCAAGTTGCCGATCAGTTAGTGCTAGTCCATTGGAAACCTGTCGACCTATACTTTTTATAAGATTTTTTTCGTTGTAGTCTATTCGGATATTGATAATCCGAGGTCGCACTCCGGCTAAAATTTCGATGGCATCTTCAACAGTATGTGTCATACTTGTTATTATACAGCATTTTTATGTAATGTCAAGAGATTAAGTGAAAAAAGGTTATTATTTCTAATAACCTTTTTAGTTAGAGAGTGGCATCTTCCATGCCTGCCACTCTAAGTTTTATAATGTTGGTTATCTGCCATTGTTTCTGGTCAAGTGCTTTGGTAATACCTAACCACTTGTTGCGTAGTAGGGCAAATTCATTGATAATTTTTTCCATATCAACTACATCAGCCTCACCTTCGACATATTTTTCAACATCACGTGAACTTAGAGCACGAGCATAGCTTTCTAGATACTTTCTGAAATGACTACTTTTTAATCGACGCAATTCAATGTTTAAATATTCTAAAATTGCCTCAATTTCCTGTAACTGTGAGAATCGTTGTTCCACAACACCGGGCATACTGGCCGCAGCCTTTTCTAAATTTCCCGTTATACGGCATTCATATTTTGCGGCAACTAATTCAGCTTCAAAATATTCCACGGCGTCTGGAATGTTACTAATATCCTTAGCAACTTTGTTATACCACACAGTTATTCCTCGTCACTATCGTAATCTTCACTCTCGTAGTCGATTTCGTCTTCTCCGTCCCAGTCATCCAGATAGTATTCAATGGCCGCATCAAGGTCCTCGTCACCACCAATGGCAGCTTTGAGCACATGATCACTTACACCGTTATCCGCAAGGATATCAATGTACTTGCTGGCAACAGTTTCGATAGCTTTCTTATCAAAAAACTCTTTCATACCTGTCCAGATATCAATAATATGGTCTTCAGTCAACATTTTCTAAGATCTCTCCTGTGTCTTGATCAATAGTTGGTTTTAGATTTTTGTTGGCAACGGTCTGATTAAACTCAAGCATGATCTTATCCAGGCCACCCTCTTCATTACGATCCCATTCTTTACGATACATCTTAATTTCTGTACCATCTATTGAAACGTATTTAAGTCTATTGCCATCTTTTACTAGAATGCCCTTAGCCTCACATAAATCAACCATACCACTGTATGGACTCATGCCTGTTTCATAAGGAATCTCAACTTGAACTGACTCAAAAGGTTTTGCATAGCGTGTCTTCATGATCTTACATGCGGCACGAATACCATTTACAGTTGTTGTCTTGTTACCGTCAGCATCAGTCTTCAACTTTAATTTACGCATAGCAATAACAATAGAGCTTGCATAGATAAAGCCTTGACCACCACTGATTTTATCATCTGGATCAAACATGTCCTGGCTTGCGTATGTATGATTAGTACAAACTAATCCAACATTATAGCTACCAAACATGTTTACACAGTTACGAACAAGACTTGTAAGTGCTTTAGGTTTACGACCCATATCACCTTTCATTTCTCCTGCTTCGAACTGATTAACGTCAGTTGGAGTCAACAACATGCCCAATGAATCGATTACAAACAACACCTTAGGACGGGTTTCTTCGTCCATTAGTTTGTATTCTTTCATGAATTCACTGATAGTTTTAGCCACATCGTCAATCATGGCCATATTAAGTTTTAATAACTTATCTTCGTGGGTGTCAACCCCTAATGCGTGTAACCAAGCCTCGTCAAGAGCATTTTCACTGTCAATTAAAACAACATAAATGCCTTGTTCTTGTGCGGCTTTGATTAGGTTACCTGAACAAATATATGATTTACCTGCACCAGATTCACCTGCAAGTACAGTAACTTTACCTAGTGGTACACCTTTGTTAAAGTCACTGCTAATTAGATAGTTTAAGGCATAATTGCCTGTAGAGATCCAATCTGTTGGATCATTAAAACCGACTCCAAGCCCATCAATACTTTTTGTCAGAGTCTTTCTGAATTTCGAAAGGTCAAATGCTTTCGTAGCCATACGTTCTCCTTGTGTTTGTAGTTATGAGAAGGAGCCGAAGCTCCTTCTATATGTGATTACTGCTTTTGACGATTACGAATCATCGCAAGGATGTCTTCTGCACGACCACTTCCACTTGCTGGAGCGGTTTCTGCTTTTGGAGCAGATTGTACAGGAGCACTAACGCGAGGTGCTGGCTCATCTGGATCGATGTTATCGATTACAGAACTAGCGGCTTTGTTTGGATCACCGGTTACTTGCCCCATACCTGCTGGACGGAAATATTGTCCCCATGCATCTTTGTCAAACGGCTCACCGTCAACTGATGCTTGGAACATTTCCTTGATAACCTTAAGCTCAACATCGCCAGGCTTCTTAGGCAGGAAGTCGTTTAAATTAAACAAACCATGTGCCTTAACTGAGTCAAGTTCTGCATCAGTTAATGGACGCTCACGACGGCTCCACTTACTTGTAGAGTAGTCTGCGTATCCACCTTTGCTTGTCTTAACAAGTTTAAAGTCTACGCCACGTGCAAAGTCTGTTGGCAATTCTTCCAACTCTGGATCAACCAATGCTGATTTGATCAACTGGAAAATCTGAGGTCCGATGATAAATCTACGAACTGGATTCTCTGGGTGTCCATCTTCCTTCAAGCCGTCTTCAACAACAAAACCTTGGAAAATGTAACTACGCTTCTTCCAATACTTACGACCCATGTCTTCTAAAGACTTGTCTTTGAACCAACCGCGAACTTCGCTAAGGATTGGACATGTTTCGCCGTACATTTCCATACAAGGCACTTGAACTTGTACTGGACGTGAGTCAGTTTCACCTTTGATTCCTGCAAATGGCAGTTTAATCATTAGGCGTTCTGCCCAGAAAAATGTATTATCGGAATTGCCGTCTGGTAAAAATCTTACTGTAGATTCCTTGCCCTGCTCGAGGTTCCAGAACGGATAGATTGCGTTGTCTCCAACGGGGCGATCACCGCCGCTTGATTTTGTTTCTTGTGCCTGAAGTTTTGCACGAATTTCTGCTAATGTGGCCATAATGTTTCTCCTATTGTTATGCCTATGTAATGCTTTTTTGCCTATATTTGTTTCACACCATGTAAAACAAAAAGTGCATACATGTTATTGTACGCACTTTTATTTAGTATTGCAACTTCAAACCACTGTTAAATGTGGTCAGTTTTACCGTTTCAATATTTTACTAGTTCTCTAATACGAGCCAGCGAGTCTATTGCGTTTTCTCCAAACTGGACATTATCGTTGTTTGTAAATTCTGTATCAGCTAACCGTTGTGGCAATGTACCGTTTGCAATAATAAAATCTAATTCTTGATCAGTTGGATTTTGTTGTTCTAGATCGTGAGCCAAATCTTGCATTGAATCATTGTCCCATATGTCATTGCCATGTAATGCGGCAATAGCATCTAACACTTTGTCAAAATTAACTGGGGCGGCTTCCTGTATCGCAGGAGTAGCCATTCCTTGATTCTTAGCACTTAGTTTTTCAACTACGTAGTTAGCAAACTGTCCAGCTTGTTCACCAAACTTCTTTTCGCAAGCAATCTTAACACCTTCTTCACCACGTGGGAATGTTCCAGTTTGTCCATCATACATCGACTGGATAAATTCAACAACTTCTTTAGGAATAGACTGCTTGGCTAAATGTTTGGCACGGCTGTGACCAGAGTGTACTGCACCGCTCTTGTCTTTTACATCGCCTTGGGCTTTTGTATACGGACCATCAAATGGAGGTTCTTCTTCAGAACTCTTTTCGTGATCTAATGCGCCAATCTCATCAATCTGAGTTTCAAACTCTTGGAACATGCTGTGCTCTGATACTTCTTCTTCATCATCACACTCACATGGATCTTTATGGCATACTGAACATTCTTCTGCGGCTTCGGCAACTAGGTCTTCATAACCTAACTCACCTTCACGCTTTTCGCTTACTAATTTATAGATGTATGGAAATACACCTTTTAGTTCTTCGTTGAATGTACGAATAGTCAGTGCATCTACCCAACTGTTAATCATGTCTTCTGGAACTACTTGTGTTTCTGTTGGGGCAAATGATTCACGGAAACTTTCATAATGAGCTTGCTTTTGTAGACTAGCAACTTCGTGTTTGACTGCTTCAATACGTTCCATAACGCGTTCGCTGATGTCGCCCATAGCTTCTGCCATAACACCACTGCGCTGTGTATACTGTTTGAACTGACGTAGTTTGCTTAGTTCTTCGCTCAATCCACTAATATGATTGCCAATGCCGTCATATGGATTGCCGCCGTTAGCCACGTGAACAGCCATTGCGCGAGCACCATTCAAATGCTTTGCAGGATAACGGAAACGCTCTCCTGATGAGCTTTCAATATAGATGCTTTCGATACGCTGTGTACGACCAGCTGGGTTAGCATAGTTAACTGGTGCGCTGTGCTTGACAATAATCTTTGCCTCGCCCACGTCTTGGTAACTGGTCTTGCTTGTACCAAATAGTTTTGATTCACTCATGTTTTCTTCTCCGTTCCTTTGTGCTAGATAAGCATAATCTCTTTTTTCTAAATTTGATTTGGCAATATCGCGTGTGTCAAACTTTAATAAATTCTTTCTTGCAAACTGTCTTAACTCTTTTAGGAAGTCAAACCATTCATCTGTTACTTCTTCTGTGTGTGCATCTAACATAGATTCATCATAAATCACAGTCAGTGCATCGTCATCAATTTGAAGGTTAACACGGCCTAACTCGTCACCTTGAACCTTATAACTCACATCAAAGAATCTAGCTGTTTCTGGGTCTGTAGTTAGAGTACCGTCTTCGGCACCCATTTTTACATTAGAGAAGCGGCTACGAACTTTGTTAAAAAGGTCAGTTGATATAGTTGTCAAGTCTTTCATAGTTGTATTTATTAGAAACTGCTGGAAACGAATATAGGCATGGGTGGTTCCCAATCTTCAAAGTTTTCATCTAAACTGTTAGACATTACCTCAAAAACCCTGGTATCCCAGTCGGCTAGTACTGCACTCATACGTACTGCTAGTAACATTGCGCTGACTAAGTCATCAGTTTCGCCTACTTTTGCTTTAAAAGTGATGCCGTTGGCAATAAACGCTTTAAGTTCTGATATTAAAGGCTTGCTATTAATTTTCATCTTGTTTGTTTCGATCAAGTGCTTTAAACGGCTACAAATTGCAATTTTACTGCGGTGTGTAGTATTAAATCCTTTGCGGAATTTACGTACATGCCCTTTACGTATAGGCTCTGAAGTAAATAGTCCTGGTATATTTTCTTCGCCCACATTCTTAACAACTATCAAGGCAGCTTCTCCAAGAGTGTTATTTTCAACACTCCAATAGATATTAGATCCGTTCATTTTTGGACAGCATTCAGCAATGTATTTGTTAATGTCCATTAGGATTTTAATCTGCCCTTCAACTGCTGTAGTATTGTGTTGCCATTCAGCAACTTGTATCATTGAGGGTAATTCTATAACTTGTATGGCCGCATAGTTACCGCCTGTACCTAATGCAGGATCTAATGCCACTGCATATATCATATCATCAATTGGTCGTTTGTACCAACGCACCTGTCCCATTTTAAGTATGGGCTCCTTGCCTTCCATTCCTGCAAGACATAACGAATTAATCAGTGTTTCGTCATAGACCAAGAACTCACAGCCGTATTCGCGACGGAAACGTTCTTCTCCAATACGACCCAGTTCTACTTGTTTCCATGCTTCGTCACGGTCAGGATGTTCATTCCATTCTGCACGAAATCCGTGGAATCCATTAATACCCACATCACTTTCATTTCCGTGTTCGTCAAATTTCTTTTGGCTTTCCTTCCAAATATTAGCAAATGTATCTTCGTCACTGTTAGGTGTACTTGTAATAATTGCTCGTCCACCAGTTGCTAGTGTTGGCGATATCGAAGTCCAAAACTCTTCTGCAATGTTTGGCTGTACAAATGCAAACTCGTCACAGTATAGTAGGGATATTGACATACCGCGACCAGTATTGCCGGTAGTAGTTGCTGATACAATTCTTGAGCCGTTATCAAATTCAATACTCCCTTTATTATAGTTTGTTACACCACAACGTATGTGATCAGGACAATCTTCGTATGCATAACGAATACGTTGCATAATTTCTTGTGCGCCTGTGTATTTGTGTGCGGCCACTAGAACTGTTTGATCAGGATGAAACATAGCATACCATAACAAATAACCTGCGGCACATGTTGTCTTACCACTTTGACGTGGTAGCATGTTGATATTGAATCGATGGTCGTGATAGCTATGTAATAATCTTACTTGATAGTCAAACGGATCAAATAGTAGTTTCCCTTTAACAGGATGTTGTATATAGAAAAAGTTACGAGCAAAATGTGTGTAACCATCTTTAGGATCGGCACAGAGCATGAGATCCTGAATTTGCTTTTCAGTAAATGTTTCTTGCCTGTTGGCTTTCTTAATTAAGACGCCGTCTAGTGATTTGCTTGCCATATGATTATTTAACGAAAAAAATAGACCCCGGAGGGTCTATTTGGCACCAATTATGCAAGGTGCTAACTGCCGACGAATTACTCAGCACCCTTACCGCTGTAGTTCTTACCAGCTGTGTGCTTAATGCCTGTTTTTGTCTTTTCAATAGTACCGCCTGTACTAGATTTCTTTTTCTCGCCTGCCTTCATTCCAGCTGTGCCTTGTGCATCTTTCTTTGCGCTGTCAACTGTTGGGAAGCCTTCTTTCATCTTTTTATCAGCAACTGCCTTCTTAAAAGGTTCTTTCTTATTGCCATCTTTGTCCATGTCTAAGAAGTCTGGTTTAGCCTTTGCTTCTTTGATTTCTCTATAACGTGCATCTAGTTGTCTACGGATGCTTTCCATTGGATTGCCGCCGCCATTCTTTTTAGGAGCCTCGTCACCTTTGCTGGCCAAGTCATCGCCTGTTGGAGTAACTGTGTTTACATCACCATATTTTTCATCTGGTTTTGTAGTTGCATCGCCAAACCCACCGTCTTGATTTTCATCAGCTAGTGTATCTGCCATGCCACGTACTTCATCTGCTACTTTGTTCATTTCATCTTTAGGAGCGGCATCTTTGCTGCCAACTGGAGATTTTTCACCAGCTTCATCGCCACCTTTTTCTGCGCTAGGGCCTGCATCTTTCTCAGGTGCTTTAGGAGCCATTGCAATACCAGCTTTCTTAACTAATGCGTCTAATGGATCCATACCACCTTCTGGTTCACCACCGAAGCCTGGCTCATCTAATGTTAGAGCTGGCATATCCATAGCGCCACCTGGTACACCCATTGGTGCTGGAGGAGCCATAGTTGGCATTGGAGCATGTGGCATCATTGGAGAACCCACTGGTCCTGCTGCCAATGGACTGTCTGCTTTGTGCATTAGGTCTAACAAGCTCTTGATCTGATCAATGCCTTGAGCATTTAAGTTGACGCTCATTGACACTGGAGGAGCAGATGGAATACTATTCATTGGTGGCATCATATCGCACTCTACCATAGAAGATTCTGTTACTGGCTTTTTACCCTGATCTATATCTCTGATACGACCAAATAGTTTGTTAAAGTCTAAATCTGATTTCATATTATTTTCCTTTTACCGGTGATGGTATTGTATTTTGTTTAGAACCCACCGGGCTAATACCTACACTAGCTTCGGGCATTGGAGATTCTTTTTCTTTAGGTTGTCCTGCACATAAGTCTTTAGAATCTCTTGCAAGATCTTTTAAGAAACTGCTAATATGCTTTTGTCCCACTAGATCTTGTGCTGTTTTGTCAACTTCAGATTCTTGTGGCTCTCCTAATACTGGAGTCATCTTTTCATTCATTTCTGCTTCATACTGTTCGCTTGGTTCATTAGCAGTTTTAACAACCACTTCACAACCGCAAACTTGTTTGATGTAAGCTTCTAAAACTTGAGGAGTTGTTGGATAGTGACACTCAAAATCAAACACAGTAACGTGTGAGTTCTTTAAATTTGGAAAATCTAAAGGAACATCTTGAATAGGTGTACGCTTGCCTTTGCCTAGTTTAACAACAGCAAACTTTTCCATTGCTGAATTTAATTCAGAAGAAAAATCTTCAGATAAGTCTCCTGCGACTTTGATCTTAAATTCATAAGTCTTTTTGCTTTCTGTTAGATATTCTGTAAATGATTTCATCATGGTCCCCACTGTAGTATTTATTTCATTTGCTTTAATTTTTCCAGCAGGCTGTTACGATCAGTTATCAGCATACCTTCACCGGCTACCATTGTATCTTCGCCCTGTGGCTTGGCATCCTGGTCAAGTTTAGCCTTTTTAATCTGTAATTCTATCATTTTTAGCTTTTTATCGATTTTAGCTGACTTTGCATCGATAGCATTTTTTAGTGCAGATTGTGCTACTTCAAAAATCCTGCTGGAGTAGCGAGCTTCTACGTTCATGCCCAAATCCATTAAATCATCATATGCATCAGTGGCACGTTGAGCTAGAGAGTCAAACTCTGCATCGCTAGCATCTCCTAAACCTTTAACACTAGGTAATGCTGTGGCTATTTTGTCAATTTCTGCAATATCTCTAAAGAAATTATCTGCGGGCATTTTACTGCGAGCTTCTTCTATTTCAGCTCGGCTTGCACTTGCAGATTTTCTAGCAATATCTTTGCTTTCTGGTAAGTTTAATAATTCTTCAAGTTTCTTTGTCATATGAATACTTATCGTTTTCCATTATGAAAAATATCATTTTCTGAGACAACTCTAAAGAATACGCCTGTTTGTTTAGCCCATGCTCTTGCGGCTTCCCACTTGGCCATATTCAGTACCGCGTGTGCTTGGCTGTGTTTACTGCGCCCTGCTTCTTTGAGGCTTGTTTGTTTTAGGGGTTTTACTTCAATAATTTCAGCATGAGCTTTGCCGTTTTTGTCAACATAGTTGATAAAGAAATCTGGGACATATACTGTTTGTTTACCGGTAAAGGGATTGCGATAGGGAATTTTGATTGCTTCACTAGACCAATTTTGAACAGCAGGATTATTGTCACAAAACTGCATGAAGGCCCATTCCCATGAGCTACGATATGTTGGAGTTTTATTTCCTATATACTTGGCTGGGTTCTTGGGTATAAACTTTCCCTGTACAAACTGCTTCATACTACAATATTTCTTTTCTCAAGTAAATCAGTTGTGTCGGTTCTTTTGTATCCTAGTGTGGATATTTTTTGTCTATTGTAGTTAAGCACTTGTGCAATCACCGCTGATATTTTAATGTCTTCTAACTTGCCCAATGTATCTAATAGAGTGAATACATTGACATTGTCTATTTTAGCCTGTTGCAATAAGATGATGGCTGTTGAGTTACTGGCCAACTCGTCAAACCCACGTTTGCTAAAAAATCCAACCACTGCATCTATTTCAGCCGCTGGAAAAACCACTGGCTCAATAAAATATGTGTCAAAAAAGTGTTTGACTTGATCACTTGAGTCTGCGTTAATAATATTTAAGGGTAGGTTAGACGTTGCCATTTATCACCTGTGATTTAATTAATTGATACTGACTTTGTACTTCAGGAGCACCATTGATTACTTTGTCCAATGTGCTAGCTTCAAATTGTGCTCGAGCATTTGCACTTAGAGCATTCCATCTAGTGTTTATTTCAGTAAGATTTCCTGCACCAATTGACTTGCCAAATACTGCTGTTCTAGCTAGAGATGTTAATGATCCGGGACGAGCATCAAAGAATGATTTTACTTTATCGGGCGGTAATGGTCCAAGACCTTGTGTGATCTGTGTTTGATTTGCCGCGGTAAAATCGCCTTGACCTGTACCGCCACTCTTTGGAAATAACACATTAGCAACACCACTGACATTAACCCCTGTTGCTGAGGTTAGTGCTCCTGTTAACAAATTAAATCCTTCTTGACGAATACCTTCAGATGTTAATTTTTTAGAATTATTAACTATGGCCGCGCCTTTGATCAATGTTCCTAATAGTGCGCCTGCACTGCTAAATGCACTTCCACTGGCAATAGCACCGGCTATGTCAACTGCACCGCCTAAGATACCGCCTTGACCGAATAGGCCAACTTTGCCGCCACCTAGTAGTGATAACGGACTTGGTGATTTGTCATAAAACTCTTTGGCAAATCCATCCGGGTTTCCGGTGCTTACTTGTCCTTGTCCGTAGATCACAGCTTCGTACATGATGCTCATTTTATTTGCAGAAGTGTCTTGTCCGTTGCTGTTGTCCAGGCTTTCGTGTTGCCATCCAGTGATAATAGGATTGACTAGAGTGAAACTTTGATACTGTTGTTTGCTTAATTGGAATATTTGTATGGTGCTAAAAAATGGCACTGATTGATCTCTGTCGAGACCGTATCTATAACTCTTAAAACCACCATCGGGATCTAAACGTCGATATCCCGGGGGTACTGCTGACGAACTTGATCCAGCAGTGTCAGACGATCCGCCAAACAACTTTGTTATACCTGGAACTACAGTATTAGCCAATGATGAGAAAAATCCTGTTGCACCTCCACCACCTGCGCCTCCACCACCATGACTTGAGTCTGCATAATAGTATCCATAATACAGACTCCATAGTGCGGTAGTGACACCAAGGTTGTCATCGTGAAAGGCAATGTTAATTGGTTCGTACTCTAGTTTAGTCTGTGTTGCTCGTTTTCTATTATACTGTTGTGCAACGTCAACTTGAATTTTAAATTTAGGCAAGTCAATAGATTTAACCAATAGTCCAACAGTTCTTTGATGTTGTTCTTTAAAATTTGTGCCAGCTAATGGTACATCATTAAAGTTAAACACTACATGATATAAGAATTTTGTTTTAGGTGCAAGTCTAAACGCACTAGTATTATATAATCTAGCCGCGTGGGCAAAATCGCCAAGATTACCTTTTGGGTGTCCAAGGCCATTACCTAAGTTGTCTAAAAAACCGTCTAATATACTCATAGTAATATTTATCGATTAGGATAAAGTGGAGAGATAATAAAAAAGGACACCGAAGTGTCCTTTTAAGCTCCCGGAATCAGTAGGGTTTAAGCACCACCAGTTACGAATGTGCCTAGGCTACGTCCGACTGCTGTTCCAACGCCTGTTCCTACTGGGCTTTGGATAGCATTATCATAACGAATAGCCAACTGGATAGTTACTGGTTCGTTATTTGCGTATGCTAGAGTTTGATAGTTTGCGTTCTTTACATAGCAACCATAGATTTCCCATGTTTCGAGAACGTTAGCTGTGTTAGCACCGTTACCACCGTCTAGAATCTCAATTCTAGTTGTGAATTTGTAATCGATACCAGAAGCCGCAGAACTTTGCTCATAGAAGTCAAATTGTTTCTGTAGTTGTTCGCCAACAAGCTTCTGCACTTGACCTGTAACGTCATCACGTAAGTTAATAGTGATATCATTCCATGTATGCTTGCCTGCTAGACGTACTGTTGAGTTATAAACATGAATGTCTACATCAGCAAAATCCAATGTTGGTCTTGTGATATCGACAACTTGCTTGGTTAGCTCAGTTGTTGGTGTTGATACGCCAAAGTTTTCTAGTGATACTCTAAAACGATATTGCAGTTTAGGCATCAACAAGCCTTGTGTGCTTGCTGATTGATCACTTACTAAGGGTACTGTTAGTTTGCTTAATGTTGAAATAGACATTTGTTGTCTCCCTTATTTGTATTTATTATTTGCCTAACCCTGCAATCTCACCAGTGTTCTTCAAGCGGATTGGAATGTAAATAAATTCCACTGCTTTTACTGGCTCAATAGCAATGTCTACGTGTAGTTCGCTACGATCAATTCTATTAGGTGTATTGTTACTGTCGTCACAAACAACCAAGAAGTCGTATAGAGCACGTTGACCAACTAATTCTAACAATAGGCTTTCAACCTGTTGTTTAACTTCGTCACGTGTAATCTTATCGTTAGGTTCAAAGATATAAGGCTTAGCTAACTTGTTCAACTGATTACGTAGGAAAATTACCAAACGTGCTACGTTGATACGATCTAAAGCACTTGCGCCTTTAGCACGAGTCTTTTGACCAAAGTTAACTAGACCTGCACCTGTAAAGTATGTAATTGGGTTGACTTTTACATTATACAATGTGTCACGTTGTCCGTCGTTCAATGCCACTGATTTGAATTCGCCTTCCATTGTAACGTAACCAACTGCTGTTGCGTTAGTAACGTTGCCGCGACGTGTACCTGCTGGAGCAAACCATGGGTAGCTAACTTGATCGCTTAGAGCAATAGTGCGTAGAATCATGTGGCTTGGAGGAACAACAATGTTACGACCAAAGTTGTCACTTGCATAACCCCATGGATAGAACACACCTAGGTATTCGTCAAAGCTGACTAGTCCCATGTCGTTGTCTTCTAATGCGCCCATTAAGTTAGTGCCCCAGTTGTTTAGATTAGTAGCACTTGGATCTAATCTAGCTGGTGTATCTCCAACAACAAATGCTGTTAGTCCGCGATCGTAGTTTAGGTTAACTAGTTCGCCAATTAGCTCAGGATATCCTGGGCAAGCTAACAGGTTAAAGCTATTACGCTCTGTGTCGCGTAGCTGTTCGTTGGTGTTAACCACGTGTTGTAGGCTTTGAATGATAACCTTGCGCTGTGCGTGACGTCCAAATGAGCCGCTGCCGTCTGATTGGTTTCCGCTTGCAGTAACCCAACGATCTGGATAATACCCAGTCATTGTTTCGCCATCGCCTGCACCATAACGTCTGTTAATTGCAGTTTGATCAATATAGTTACGAACATAACGCTTAACATTGAATCCGCTACGGCGAGTATTCCATAGCAACATGCCTTCTGGATATTCTGCAGGATCTGGACAGTCAAAATCAACAAAGTCATATTCTAGTAGTGTAACGATTGAGTCAGGATTGACATCATCGCCTGCACCGCTCCAACGAGCATCTGCAAACTTGATACCATTTTCTGTTGTTTGATCAGTTACATCAATTAGATCCCAACGTTTGAAGCTGTTGTTCCAACGCTTTAGTACTGGATAGTTTTCTAGGTCAGTTGTATCAACCCATAGATCAAGATCAGCTGGATCAACTGGAGGTGTTGGGCTAACTGTAGGACCATTTGGGTTGGTGTCGCTTGTAGGACCATAATTTAAATAACCCACCCATTTTGTACCATCATTGATCATGATATCAACTTCATCTACTACAGAACTGTACCATAGTTTACCATCTGCTGTTTTAGTAGTTGGTGCAGTATTGCTGATGAAATACATCATGCCCACTGGTAGATTGCTCCATGATGTTGTTGTATCTCTATATTTTACTACAAACTGTGCTTCTGGCTGATCGTTATATTCTACATACACTGAATTAACTTTGATGCCTGCACCAGTATATATTTTATCTCCTGCAGGATCTGCAGGATTTACTAGAGTAAAGTGCAATGGATCTAATGCTTGATTAGCCGCTTGATCGTCTGCAAATACAGGAGCACTTAGTTGTTCCCATAGCTTGGTTGCACCATTGTATAACTTAACACGCCATCTTGCACCAGCATTTGGCTCAGTAGTTTTAATCCATACAGAACCTGTTGGACGATCTTCTAAAGAAGCCTTAAATTGTGGAACTTGTGTGTGCTTGCTGATCTGTAGCTTAGGTGCCTTGTGTTGTGTAGCACTAATACCAAGTGCTGTTAACAAATTACCGCCATTTTGACTAATTGTTAAACTGCTAGTGCTTGCACTGACTGTGAAAATTTCTAGCTTGCCAGCTGAATTTTTTCTAGCGCCAAACGGACCTTCTGCATTATTGATATCAGTAACTAGTCCGTCAACTGTAGTGCCGGCTGTTTCAATTACTGTGCCATTAATGGTAAGAGTAGTTGTTGGTAGACCAGTTGTTTGGCCACTAGTTTGGCTGATGGTAGGCCAAGCTCTTACCCATTGATCTGATCCGACTATTACCCATGCGCCTTCACCTTCTGGAGGATGACCGTTGGCATCATATGCGCTCTTGTAATAAACATTAATTACTTCGCCGTCTGGAGCTACTGCATATGTACCTGCGGCATGTCCATCTGTAGCGTGTGCGGCGATTCCGTCTAAAAATACTAGGGGAACTTGATTTTTAAATGCTTGCCCACCAGCTACTGCTGAACGTCCGTCCCATTGGAAAACACCGTATGTTGAGCTAGCAGTATCTAACCAGAAAGTACCGTCTTCTGGTGCTCCGCCTGGAGCGTCTGCTTTTGCTGATAATTCGTTTAGATCAATGTCTGCACGAACAACTAGTGCGGAGTTACTGACTCCTAAGAATGAATATGCGGCTTGTAGGCCATATTCGTTTAGTTCACCAGCATGGATAGGATTGTTATTTGTGTCAACCTTAAACACTGGATCGCCGAATGTTTCAGCGAGTTCACGCTGACTTGTGATTGTATATACTGTACCTGCTTTCGAAGCTGTAGTTCCTAATGCTGTTCCTGATCCAGATGATGGGATCTTGTTTGCACCTGTTGCCACAACAAATAGTGGACGGGTGCCTGGTTCAGCGGCTGTGTAAAAACTTTCGTCGATTACAGAAACCTGTACGCCTGGTGATGTTAAAGCCATTTTTATGGTCTCCTTCTTACTGTTAATATTTAGCAGGTATTTGGTAAAACAGCTACTTATAAGTCAGAGAAAAGGGCAGAAAAAGGGCTAGTATAAATATAAGATGCGACCACTATGCAATATTTGTAAAGAACGTCCTTGTGCAGTCAACTACTACAAGGAGAAGAAGCCGTTCTATCGGAGCAAGTGTGATGGGTGTGCTAGAGGCACAACACCTAGCCAACCACGTTGGTATCAGCTAGGCTATCGTAAGAAAGATACTTGTGAGAAGTGTGGCTACAAGAGCCGACACGTTGAACAGTTTAATGTCTTTCATATAGACGGCGATCTAAACAACTGCCGTCCTATTAATCTTAAAACAATATGTGCAAACTGTCAGCGAGTTCTACACAAAGAGGGTGTTAAGTGGCGGCAGGGAGACTTGGTACCAGATTTTTAACCTGCAAGTATAAGTCGTCTATGGTAGCATTATTATCTAGAATATGATCAAACTTAGTGCCAACCCATGCTGTTTCGCTAGCATGGATTCCTAGTGCTTGCATACGCACCTTAGCAGTCATATAGTTCATACAGCGATCACCGGCATTCATATCTGCGGCATCATTATACCATGCAGGTTCTGCACCACGTACTACACGGACTACTATTCCACCTGCAGATTTAATCGAACTGATCTCATTAGGAAAACGGCAATCTGAGATTACAATATCATCCTTACTAGTACGGAGTTTATTTTCTAGGCTAGCAATCCAGATATCATCGTGAAATGCCTTTCGACACACTTCAGTGCCCCAGTATTGTAGCACCCAACGTGGAGTAAGATGCGGCATGTTCAAGCGTTCTGCCCACCAGGGATCTACTTGTTCGCGCCATTCACGGGCTGTTTTAGTACGGCCCTCTAGCATGGTTCTATCCCAGCCAAATACTGCTGACACAGCATCTTTCAAACTGTTGGCAAATGATTCTCGTCGAAAACCGTGAAAGTTAGTAAGATAATCAGCAACAGTATCCTTGCCAGAACCAATAAAACCGCACACACCTATAATCATAGCGTCTCCTAAAGTAACGCTAGTATATAACAGTTTTATTACAAGGTCAAATAATTTTTAGCCAATAATGAATGTGTAGCCGCGGCCGCCCGCTACCTGTTGCATCAGGTCAGTTTCGAGCTTTTCAATCTCAGCCGTACCTTCACCTTTGATTGCTGTACCGTTTAGACTAGTGCCACCCTGTGGACCTGCTATTTGGGCAAACTTTTCACGAGCATTACCTAGCATGATCTTGCAGTTGGCCAGTGTGTAGTCTTTGACCCATTGTGCGGCATAGACATCGTTTAGAATACCAATGTCAGGGCGATAGTTGTAGCAGTATAATAGCAGTTCTTCGTCACTAGTGCGTGGACGCTGTAGAACTGTTAGTTTGTGTGTTTGTGCATGCCATTTGAACTCGATAAATGCACCAAACATTTTGCCCAACATTTCTTGATACTGTGCAAACAGTTCATAGGTTAATAGGCCACCCATGTTACTGCTGGCTAACAAATAGGTGTTGGTATAGGCCAAGTTAAATGGTTCAAAAATAGTTCCGCCCTGTCCCGAACCTGTACGTGATCCAACTGAGCGTCTAAAAATACTGCGAACTTCCACAACTTCTTTGGGCAATATATAGGTGTTCTGATCTGCTATCGTTGTTAAAAACATATAGCTTTCTTCTACGGAACTGTCGCCGCGTTGACGATATTTTGCCAGGGCTCGTTGTAGAGCTGTTTCGTAGTGTATAGGGTCAAGCTCAACATCAACCATGCCGTCGCCCAACATGGCTTTACAATAAGTGTAAACTTCTGTACGTGCTTGCTGTAGTTCGTTAATTTCTTGTGGCATAAGAGTCTCTTTAGTATATTTATCGCTTAGGCTAATCCAAATCTAGTATGTTCTGCGGCATAATTATTTGTAATATCTGCTTGACTTAATGCTCTATCGTAAACACGTAATACACTAAGTTTACCGCCCCAAGCATTATTTGTCTCATTATCCCAACGACTCATCAAGTTATATCCAACAACGTTTGCTGTTCCAACTGGGCTGTCAGTGGTAGCATTTATTAAAGTTTGATTTACATATAGTTCAAGAGTAGCACCGTCATAGGTTCCAACTACATGGTACCATGCTCCGGGTGTTAGAGAATATGTTCCGGTTGTAGCATGAAATCCTGCTCGATAATAGTAAGTTTGTAAAACACTACCATCAGTACCAGCGGCATTGCCTAGTCCAAGATTAATATCTCCGCCCGCATAACGCTCTGTAAATATGCTACAACCGGAACCTGTGTTAGTTCCATCATAGTAATGCCACGCTTCAATGGTCCAAGCAGATAGTGTTCCCAATGTTGAACTTGAGTATGCGTGATCACCGCCGCTAGGATTAAACTGTAAATATCCACCATTGTTGCTACTGTAAGTGATACTTGTTCCAGCAAGGTTAAACACCATAGAGCCTACTGTATCAGTCCACAACGAGCCGCTACCAGGATAACTTGCAGGATCGCCAGCATCTAAGTAAAGTTGTAGTCCGCTGGTAATAATAGTAGGTACTGGCAACACTGGCACTTTAAGCGTAACGCCTGCTCCTATAGTTGATCCTGGTCCTATGGTTAATATTGTAGCACTCACTTTATGCTCCAGTGCCGCCGTTTAATGCTTTAACTACTGCGGCCAATCTATCTATGGCTTCCTGCATTGTTGTAGGTGCTGTACCGTTCCAATCGCTGGCTGTTGCTGGTGTATATGTGATAGTTCCACCTTCTGGTAATAATAATTGTCCTACTGAAG